CATTTGATGTAGCTGCAAAGAAGTTGTCACCTGACATCGAAATCGTGAACATGTCGCCAGTCAGTAAACTGAACTGCTTTCCCAAGGTGCCCCTTGATGCTGCTATCGCCCAAGCATGCCGCCGTCGTCTCGCCGCTTGACGAGAGCCCCTTTCCGCTGTCGCTCGCGCTGGTGAAAGAGCATTTGCGCGAAGATAGCGCGGATTTCGACACCCTCATTGAGACCTATATGCGCGCCGCGGTGGCGTGGGCCGAGACCACCATGAAGCGGACCGTCTATAGCCGCCAGCATGTGTGGACGCTCGCCGGCTTCCCTACCGGCTCGTGCGAGATCTGGCTCCCCGCCGGCCAGGCGTCGGCGGTTGAGAGCATCGTCTACCGCGACAGCAGCGGCGATGCCGTCACGCTGCGCGGCCCCACCTCGAGCGGCAGCCCGGCGGGAGACGACTGGCAAGAGGATCTCACCAGCAGCGCGGGCGGCCTCTTGCGTCCCGCGCGCGGCGCGGTGTGGCCGGTAGCCGACAGCGAGAGCATATCGCCTGTGGTCATCACTTACACGGCCGGGTGGGCAAGCAACGCCGTGCCCGCCGACATCATTCACGCGCTACTTTTCGCGGTGGCCGATCTCTACGACACCGCGGGCAGCGCCGACCTCACGGTTTTCGGCAAGAACCTCACCACACGGGTGAGCCTCGTCAGCCCCTATATCCTCAATCGGTGGTATCTATGAGCGAGCAACCCTATTGCGTGCTGTCCGTTCACGTTGAAGACGGTCACCATGTTTTGCGTGATGATCGTGGCTTGAAGGTGCGCGGTGTGCGCATGATCGAGACGCGGCAGGAGGCGAACCAAGTCACCTTCGTGACCGTGAAGCTGGTTTCCGGCCTGCGCGGTCCTCATTCCATGCTCAAGGGTGGCCACATGCCGCCGGAAGCGGTGCGTCAACTTGTCGCCGAGATCGGCGAGGAAGTGCGCGACGGCGCAAAGCTGGATCTGAAATGAGGTTCATCTGTTGGCTGTGGAGCGGCGGCGGCTTCTGGAAACCCGTGGTCAAATACGGGCCTCGCCATGTCGAGGTGCTCGCCGCGATGCTCCATCGTCATGGCGGCCATCAGCTCACCTGCATCCATGACGGGACATTCCAACTTCCGCGACATATTGACGCACTTCAGATGCCGGAAGCGGTAGCCAGCATGCCGGACTACCTGCCCAAGCTGTGGGCATGGTCGCCGGAGCTGCAGGCCATCATCGGCGAGCGCTATGCCAGCATTGACGTGGATGTCGTGTTGCTCGGCGATCCTGCGCCGGTGCTGGCTGAGCATCCCGTCATCCTGTGGGATGAGGCAGTGGGTGAGCCCTACAACACCAGCCTCTTTGCGGTGGAGCCGGGTGAAGGTCAAGCGGTGTGGACGCATTACACGCCGCATCGCCTGCAATGCGCACGGCGCGCGGCAACGCGCTGGACTGGCGATCAGTCATGGGTGGCGCATGTGCTCGGCCCGCGCGTGCCCACTTTCGGCGAGCGTGATGGCGTGCTGCGCTACCGGGGCCGGCTGCACCAGCTCGGCGTGCCCGCTCACACCAAAGCGGTATTCTTTTGCGGGCCAATGTGCCCGTCAACACAGAGGGAGCATGTGAATTGGGTGCGGGAGAATTGGCTTTAGAGCTAAGCGGCTATCGGCGCGAGCGCGGGTTGCTTTGGCCGGATTACGACAAGCGGTGCGCCGAGGTGACCTTTGACGAGATGGCCGAGCTTGTGCCGTCCGTGATGCTGCACGTGAAGGGCAACCGTCTCGCGGTGCAAGCCGGCGGTAATTGCGGACAGATGCCGCGCATGCTCGCCGAGCGCTTCGGCACGGTCTACACTTTCGAGCCGGACCACCGGAATTTCGTGGCGCTCACCGTCAATACGGCCGAGCTGCCGAACGTCTTCCGTTACCAGGCGGCGCTCGGCCGGTCCGATACCGATTTGCGTGGCCTCGGCGATGGCGACGGCCGATATCCCGGCAGTAATTGCGGCGCGCTCTACATGGATGGAAAGGCTTTCGGTTGGATACCGACGCTCACGGTGGACGGCCTCAACCTGCCCGGTTGCGACTTGCTCGCGCTCGATATCGAGGGCGGCGAGGCCCAAGCGATCCTCGGCGCGTCCTGGACAATCCAGCGCTATAGGCCGGTGGTGGTGATCGAGGATAAAGGGCTCGGCAAGCGGCTATATGGCGAGGAAGCCGGCAGCGCTCGCGCGTTGCTCGAGGGCGTGCACGGCTACCGGGAGGTCGCCAAGATCCGCAACGACTTTGTGATGGTGCACGCCGGATGAGCCGCAAAGCCGTCATCGTCGCCAACGAGCGCGCTCCGCACCATCTGAGCTTCGGCGCAGCTTTCATGGCCGGCTTGCTGCGGCGCGGTTGGCGGGCCGAGATGAGCACGAGCGACAAGCCGTGCGACCTCCTGGTGCGGTGGGGCGTGCGCGACCGCGCGATGATCCAGCGCCAGCGCGATGCCGGCGGCGAGGTCTGTATTCTCGAGCGCGGCTATCTCGGCGACCGCTTCGAGTGGACATCCGTCAGCTTCGGCGGCGGTCTCAACGGGCGCGGGCGCTTCGTCATACCCGGACATGCCGCTTATGACATGACGCGATTTCGTGCTGTTGCCGAGCTGCAACCTTGGCATCTCGACAGTGACGGCTACGCGCTCATCATGGGCCAGGTGCCCGGTGACCAATCGCTCAAGCATGTCAATTTCGAGAAGTGGGTGCGCGAGACGGGGACCGAGCTGGCGGCGGCCGGGTGGCCCGTCCGCTTCCGGCCGCATCCAGGTAACCGCGGCGGCCAGGAATATCCCGGCGTGAAGCCGTTGCGCGGCACGCTGGCCGAGGCGCTGGCCGGCGCGGGCCTGGTGGTCACCTTCAACAGCAATAGCGGCGTGGACGCGGTGCTCGCCGGTCGGCCCACCGTGGCCATGGATGAAGGGAGCATGGTGCGCCCGGTCGCGGCGCATGATATGAGGGTTATCGCGCCCGATCGGTCGGCGTGGGCCGCGCGGCTCGCCTGGTGCCAATACCGGCGCGATGAGATGGAAAGCGGCTTCTGTCAGGAGATGTGCGGCTTATGAAGCATGCCCGTGAGGATTACAACCGTATCCAAGATCCCGCCGGTAAAATAGGTGAAGATGAGCCTGTCTTTTTGCTCCGTGCCAGAGACATTTCCGCACCTGACGTTGTGATTGCATGGGCAACCGAACAGCTCAAATATCCCAACGCTGATATGCGGCTCGTTGAATTGGCGCACAAACACGCGCAAGAAATGCGTAACTGGCAGAATAAGAACGGCGTGAAAGTAGCTGATTTATAGGTGTGGGAAATGACTGGTGCGGCAATCCTCAACGAGGTCATCACCCTGCAGCGGGTGACGATCGAGCGTAACGGCCTCGGCGAGGGTGTCGAGACATGGGCCACGCTGGCCACGCGCAAGGCGCAGCGCGCCGACGTCTCCGATGGTGAAGCCGTGCGAGCTGCCGAGGTGGGTGCGCAAATCACGACGCGCTTCACCATCCGCTACAGCAGCGAGATAGCCAGCCTCAACGCGCGCGACCGGTTGGTGTTTGAGGGCAAGCTCTATAACATCACGGGCGTCAAGGAAAAGCAGCGCAAGCGGTGGCTCGAGGTGAGCGCCGTGGCGCGCAACGACCTCGCCGCGGTGGAGACGGGCTCACCATGAAAGTGACCGTGCGCGTGGAAGGTCTGAAGGAATGTCGTGATGCGATTGCTTCGCTGCCGTCGGCGACGCAGCGCAGCGTCATGCGGCGCATCCTCGTGGCGCGCGGCGAGCCGATCAAGAATATGGCCAAGCGGCTTGCGCCGGTTGACACGGGGTTCCTCGCCAACACGGTGCGCATCCAGAAGAACACAGGAGGCGGTGCAGGGCGGGCGGCGTTCGCCGCTACCCTCGCCGCGGGCGGCAGCCGATCGGCCGCCGGCAGCGCCGCAAGGTCCGCCAACCAGGCCGCGAAGTCCGGGGTGGAGATTTTCATTGGGCCGAACGCCGGCCCGCGCGAGATCGTGGCCGAGTACGGCTCCCGCGACCGCGCTCCCACTCCCTTCATGCGGCCGGCATGGGACGCGCATAAGGGCACAATCTTGAATGACGTGGCCAAGGATCTGTGGGAAGAGATCCAGAAGGCTATTCGCCGCCGGGAAAAGAAGGCCGCCAAGCTGGCCGCCGCGCAAGGGGTTGAGGAATAATGGAAGAGTTGTTGCGCACATTGCTCGCCGGCAGCACGGCGCTCACGACCCTCATCGGCGAGCGGTTGCAATGGGGCTTCCGTGAGCAGGCCACGGCGCTGCCGGCAGTCACCCTCACCAAGATCTCAGGCGGCCCGCTCTATAGCGATGAAGGGGAGGTGGGGCTGGACGAGACGCGCGTGCAAATTGATTGCTGGGCAGCCAGCTTCACCAGTGCAACCGCTGTGGCGCGCGCGGTGCGCGAGCAACTGTCCGGCTACTTCGATGCGAACTTTCGCTACATCTCCCTCGACGTGCAGCGCGACATGCGCGAGGGTGGTGCAAATCAGGAAGAATACGAGTACAGAGTGAGCATGGACTTTATCATTCTCCACAGGAGCATCTAAGCCATGGTGGCAATTGCAGGAAGACAGGTTGAGTTCCGGTGGGGAAATGATAGCCCCATGGATGAGATCCCCGGTGTTCGCGAGAAGGGCATCGAGCTGAACGGCGAGCCGATCGACATCACCAGTGATGATGATAACGGCTGGCGCGCGCTGCTCTCGATTGCGGCCGAGAACCAGGTGAATATCAGCCTGAGCGGGGTGAGCAAGAATGCTCGCCTCCGCAATGACTGGTTCGCCGGCAACCGTCTCGAGCCCGCGCGCATCACCTTCCCGGACGGAAGCGTCATCTCGGGAATGTTCTTCCTCGCCGCGTTCACCGAGACGGCGACCTACAACGCCGCTATGGCGTTTGAGGCGACGCTCAACAGCAGCGGCACGGTCAGCTTCACGCCGGGGTCACCCGCGTAATGTTTGAACCGATCAAACTAGAATGGCACGGGAAGCCGGTTGAGATACCGGCCAACCGCGTGCTCGGGGCCATCGCGACCATTGAAGGCGTCATAACCTACAATGAGTTGCAGGACTTCGCCATGCGCGGGGCCTATCCGGCGGCGCGGGTGGCCAGCGCTTACGGTGCGTTGCTCCGCTATGCCGGTGTCATGACGAGTGACGAGCAAGTCTATGAAGGCTTGTTCAAGGATGAAACGGCGACTGAACTCGTGGTCGGCAGCATGCGCCTCCTGATGATGTTGA